GTTAAGACATCGCCCTTTCACGGCGGTAACACGGGTTCGATTCCCGTCGGAGTCATTTATAAAAAAGCTTGCATTTTTTGTAAAATGTGATAATATAATATAGTGTATGGCGCAGTAGCCAAGTGGTAAGGCATAGGTCTGCAACACCTCGATTCACCGGTTCAAATCCGGTCTGCGCCTCTCAAAAGAGCTTGTATTTACAAGCTCTTTTCTATTTCGTGTTGCATAGTTCAATGAAATGCTGGTTTGCTATTTGATTCATGCGTTTTTCGGGGTCGGACATTACATGGCGATATACATTTTTTAGTACTCCATCATTCCCCCATCCGCCCCTTGCCATGATATAGCTGTCTGGGATACCAAGAGCATGCTGGATGGAAGCTGAATAATGACGAAGGTCGTGAAAACGAAAATGCGGGAGTCCAGCACGTTTTAATATTCTTGCAAAGCGGTTAGTAATAACATCTGGAGTCATGGATGTTATGTTCCCTTTTTTCCATTTCCATTTTTCAGCCACAAAATCTGGATAATCAATATATCGATCTCCCGCATAACTTTTTGGAACACGTATGATCCAATCTCCGTTTTCTGTACATACCATATTACAACAGACATGAACGATGTTTCCATCTATGTTTTTTGTATTAATCGCACATATTTCGCCTCTCCGCATCGGTCCAAAAGCTGCAAGAAGAATAGGTAATTCCATTTCTGTACCTTTTACATATTCTAGCAAACGCCTTATGTCGTCATCTGACGGGATGTAAATTGCTGGACGTACTTTCTTTGGCAAGGCAGTATTTAAAGCGAAATCTGGTCGGTATTGGCGAAGTACGGCAGATATTAGACCATGCATATTGCGGACCGTTTTAGGGCTATGCGTTTTTGCATATAGATTCACCTCTTTTTGGATATCCGCTTGTGTAAGACAGCTGACTTTAATTTCTGCTATCGTTTGGATGTCATTTTTCCGAATACGCTTATAATCCATAATTGTTCGGGGAGACAATATAGCTTCTCTGTTTTTGATATATTGATCTGTCGCTTCTCCAAACGTAAAGTCGTCTCTGGCCTCTTTATGACTTTCTTTGTTTGCCGCAAATTCCGCAGCCATCTGCTCAGCTATCCGCTTACCCTTTGGACCTGGAACATCAGAGGTAAAAGACTCATAGATCCTTTTCTTTTTGATAGTCCCGTCTGCCTGGATAATCTCTTCTGTGTGACTGAATACCTGGCATCTCCATGATCCGGATGGTAATTTTCTTGCTGTTGGCATAACATCATCTCCTTTGTATTTTGGGTATAAAAATAACAGCCAAAACAGAACGAAAGTTCTGGATTGCGAGGCTGTTCCGAAGATGATACAATATTTTTGACTTAATATAGGCATATCTTCGGATATGTATCCCGTCCTGGTGTTGGCGCGCCGGGGCGGTTTTTTTATTGAGTAAATTTCATAAACTATTTAGAGTACGCCAATTTTGCGGAAATCCCATCTCATTCATTATTTCGCTTCTGGTTAGCAAATTAAGTTTTTTATCTAGAGTTCCGATGGCGCGGTAAATTTCTTTGCTCATACGTTTATAATCATTTTTGGATAAAAGTCTTTTTAAAGCGATCAAACAAGCGAACAAATCACGCTTACCTTTTAAATATTCCCCACTTTGGTTTTGTTCGATGGCTAGTAGCTGATGATAAGGTGTTGTAGATAAAGGTTTTTTTGTTCGAAAACAATAGAGTCGATTTCCATGAGCGCAAAAGTTTCTTACAGTAGAAATATATGCAAGGGAACTTTCGAGTTCTTTATCCATTATATTAAAACAGCGAGATATATTTTGCCGTTCCTGCGGGAGCATTAAACTATAAAATTTACTAATTGTACCAAGAGTTAATATATTGTTCAAAACCCATAACGGAATGTAGCCGTGAGTTTTCAAGTAATGTGAAATACTCGGATCGTTGCTGTGTGTTGCTGTTTGTCGTTGGATTTCAGCAATAAGGCTTGTTATCTTAGATTCAGAATCTCGTAGTGCCGTGTTGAAATTTGTATAGATTAAATAATTCTTGTGCCCATGAGTTTCTGAAAAATAGTAAGATATTAAACTTTTTACGTGAGTTTCTGCCTCTAGGATATATCTAAAAAAGATATCCCGAAGAACTCTATCGAACTGATAAAGTGCATTGATTTCTTTCATTGTAGTTCCAGCTCGATATCTTACCGTTTCGGATTCGGTATCTAAGAATAATTTGTTATACCCATTTATAAGATTGTAATAACCATGTTTCTCTAAAACTCTCTTTGCGTAGTCACGGGAAGAGGCATCAGAAATATCAACACCACGTTCTTCCAAGAGATCTACAAGATCATCAAGTGTTTTAAAAACTTTTTCTACCATAAAACCTCCATAAAATAAAAGACCCCGGGCCCGAAGGACACCGGAGTACGTTCCATAATAATATATACATAAATGAAGATAATATTCTCCATTTAGATGATTACATAATAGCACAATACATCCTTTGTGTCAATTCAGCTAAACAAATTTTAGTATTTATTTAACAATAGTAATATTTCTATTAAGAACAATATGCGGTAGAATCACGTCCTGGTGTTGGTAGCACCGGGGCGGTTTTTCTTTAACGTAAAAGACCTCGTATTGCTACGAGGTCTAAATTTGTGCCATACTGCCAGTAAATGGCTTTGTATTATATAAAAGATAAGTTATCCAGCCGGGTGGCACTCCGGCATCTCTTTAAGACCACTGGGGCGTGATAGCTGCCTGTTCTATCCTTGAATAACTTACCTTTATAAACTATATTATTATCTCTGTGTAAAGTATAATACAATAAAAATATAGTTTTGTCAAATTAGACCTTCCAAGCTCGTCCTTGTTTTATGTAATTGTATAATTGCGACTCACGTAAAGGGTACATTGTTCTGTATGCTAATCGTCCATCTGTGGATAAGCGCACGGCAACAGATATGTGATCGATGAACCTACAAATAAAAGAAATACTGTCTTTATTTGGATGGATGCTGATAAATTCTGGATTCTGTATGATAACAGGTATCTGCTCAAAACACAGTTCATATTCTTCATTAGATACAAAATCTTTTCGATGTCTTTCCGTATGTTTGACACGGTCTTTCCAAAAAAGAATTTCTGTATCTGCCGAAAGAATATCTGTAAATTCAGGATACTTTTCAATGATAGAATCAATGATATCCTGACGTATACGCCCGATAGAAACAAATTTTAATCCATCGTCAAACAGATCTGTCGATAACGTTGTGACTTCTTTTATTACGATTCACCTTCTTTCTTTTGCGAATGCCCCGGACAATGCCGGGGCGGTTTCCATTTTATTTATTATTTTTAGGCTTTTTTACTAATGATACAATAGCAAGAATGGCGCATACTAAACACCAGGCAGCCCATATATTCAAATCTGTGTAACTGCCGGCAAGAGTAAATCCGCATAAAGCACCAATTCCAAAAAGAACTATAAGGGCAATATTACCGCCTTTACTACCATTTTTTGTAGCGATAGAAACAATTCCACCTACAAGAAGCATTATGGCGACTATAAGACCGGCAGAACCGCTTACTTCTCCGTTATCTTGCAAAGTGTTACTTACTCCAGCAGCACAGGACTGGAATGACACCATTGCGAACAAGACAATAGACAAGATTCCTGATACAAGTTTCCACGTTTTCATTTTCATTTCCTCTCTTTCTCTTGTAATTGTGAGAAAACCCAAACTTATTTATGTAAGCGCCGAAGCGGTTATACCTTTTCCATGACTGCCATATTCGGAATAAAATAAATTATGTAATTATCTATTTCGGTACAAATACCGTACTTATCACGATAGCAGTCGATGCATTCTTGTAAATATTCTACTGTTACTTCTAAAAATTCAGCAGCCTCATATGCTGACTGACATCCCGATTCAAAAGCATTGACGATCCCGGTCAGCCCGATCAACTTGTTATATCCCCAGAGCCGTGCCTGACGCTCCTGTTTCCGGTTTGACAGATCTTCCATATTTAGGATATTTCCGACTGATGTATGATGGTGTCCAAGTTCTTCAGCAAGGACACTTTTCTTTTCTGACATATTGAGGTTTTTGCTAATGGCAATTCGGTTTTTGTAAATCCGTCCGTTATATCCAGGAAGATTCTTTTCTTTTACTATCAGATTTTGACTTTCTGATTCTATAAGTAATTCTTCATAAGTCAAATACATCACTCCCATTCCGAATCATCCAACATGATTGAGTCGCCTGCCAGTCGTTCTTCTGGTGTGCTGTTTTTGTCGAGGTTGGCGGCGTTGACTTCCAGATGGGATGGCATCTCTACAATGTTCGCTGGCGTCTGTTCTGCCAGAGTCTTTGAGCGTTCATATTCCTTTTCAAGGGTGAAATCCACCATTTCCTTTCCGTGAGAATCGAGGAGACGGTATTTCTCGATGATTATATATTCGTCCACGGATACGCTGTTCTTCATAACTGGCATATCAAGGGCATCTTGAAAGAGATAATTTGCATCGCAATTTAAAATATCCATGATTTTAAATAGTATAGGTTCTTTAGGAGAACTGACTTCATTTTCATAATTGGAAATAGAGCCAACGGTTATGCCTAACAAATTAGCTAATTCCCCTCGCGAAAGACCTTTATTTTCCCTAAGCTCCTTTATTCTGCTTCCAACACTCATTACCTCACCAACTTTCTTTATTCTATACAAGCATTGTAGTTCAGTTTTCTTGTTGTGTCAATATAAATAAACAAGAAATTTATTAAAACACTATTGACAAAACAAGAAACTTGTTATATATTCGTAATTGACAAGAAACTTATTTAAACGAAGGGAGGAAACAAGTTGCTTGATATTCAGACATCTAACAGTATTGTAGCAAATCGTGTCCGGGAAATCATAAAGGAAAAAGGCCTTAAACAAACGGCGATAGCGGAAAAAGCAGGGTTTTCAACGCAGGAGTTTAGCGATATGTTGAATGGACGTCGTTTGATGCGGGCGGTAGATATAGCATCTATCATAAGCGCATTAAGAGGAGTCGGAGTAGACGCAAACTATTTGTTTATGGTCGATTCTGCTGAAATCTATGAAGGCCAAAAGAAGGGAGAGTGATAGAGATGTACATACATGAAGCGATTGCGAAAGCGGTAAAAGAAGAAAAATACATAGAACGAAAGAAGTTCGAAAATGAAACCGCATATCGTAAGCTGAAAATAAAACCAACCAATAGTAGCGCACACTGTATGGCCTATACATTCGATCAAAACGAAAAAGAAGTCCACCACTGCAAGAATTGGAATCCTTCAGCGGAGGACTTAATGGCAAATGACTGGGAATTATCCGATTAAAGATTTGATTTTCTTAATATACTGATATCCCTTTTTTAACATGGTATTTTCTTCACAATCACGGATTGCGGCAGGATGCAAAGTTGTTATGTAAGCTATTGCGTCAGCGATAAAAACGGAGACCAGACCATCGTGATCCAATACCATTAGTGCGTCAGAAATATGTTTTTCCGTTTCTTCTGGGAATAGAGATAAGAAAAAATCCATATCGAATCTATCCCGTTCGGATTCATGGTAAGACATAACCATTGCTTTTAAAGCATTATCTGCAATTTTTTGCAATTTCATAGCGCAACTACTCCTTTCATACTCGGATCTGGCGGGAGCCTGTATTTCAAGTATAGGAGATTGAATGAAGAATGACAAGAGATTAAAAGAGAAGGAGGTGTATAAAGATGGAAGAAAAAATTTTGAAAGAGTTGGAATTGATAAGGAAAGAGCATAATCGGTTAAAAGAAATATCTTATCAAGATCTTAAAGAAATCTATAATACATGCATCGTGCTGGAAAAAAGAATGGATGTCATAAAAGGCATCCACCGGAAAAATACTATTTTATTCCTTGCAATCTTAGTGATCTCTTTTGCTTGTCGTTTATATTCTTTTCGACAGTATCGCTAAGAGATTTTGATTTTCCAAAGTCATAAAGGATATCGACTAAAATATCTTTTAATTCTGACTTTGAAAACGTATCATTCTGAAAATGGTTACTAAGATGCTTATCAACGATATGTTCAATTTCAGATTTAAGCATACAATGTCTCCTTTCTTAAAAATTAGGTGCTGTAACACCTGTAAATACATTATAAGAGAACTGAAAGAGCAAATCAATAGAGTGGGAATAGGGATAATAGCAAAGCCAAAGATGATATGACGTTGGAACAAGAAAATCTATCCTACAGCTTGCAAAAGAGTTTCACGAAAGAAAGGAGAATGATAGAGATGTACATACATGAAGCGGCAAAAAAGGCAATGGATGAAAGAAAGTATATAACTACGCCAGAATTTGCCGGGAGCACAAAAATCAAACCGACAAATGAATCAGGAAACTGTGTTGTGATGATGCATGACGGAAGCCACCCGTCAAAATATGGATGGCAACCGACAGCAAATGACCTGATAAGGGACGACTGGATCATAGTTGATTAGAACCATGATCGAATCTCTTTTTGAGCTGTATAACCCTTTTTGATGAAAGTATCTTCTTCAGCATTCCGGATAGCAGACGGAAGCAATGTTGTTGTATAGGCAACATTGTCTGCACGAAAAACGGAAACAAATCCATATAAGAAAATGGAGGACGATACATGGATATTATGACAATTCTGTGCAAGGTTATGTTGTTTATGTGCTTGATATTATCGTTTCCAGCAATAATAGGATGCATAATTCTAACTGTTGTTGGAGATTGGTTTGATCGAATTATATGTCCTATGATTATTGTGGTATTAATTATAGCAGTTGTTGTGATATGGAAAGCTTTGGGCTTCTAAAACAGAAGGAAGTAGAGGTGAGCTGAGTGAAAACAAATGGAACGACAGATGTAAGAAAAGAAAGAAACAAAATAGTTGCAATAATTTTTGAAGAAACTGGGGAACGATTCGAGATTGAAAAAAGGATCGCAATTCCTATGATTGAGGCTCTGAGAACGCGGAAAAGAATAAAAGAGAGCCCGGAGAATATGGATGTTGACATAATAAGAACTGCAAAATTATTGTACACACTCTCCGAGCTAAATCAGATTTAAGAATCATCATTTCCTGCTGAGTGAAGAAATTCACAAGCTTCATCATAAGCGTCCATATATAACTGTATTTTTTCCGAGATGGACAACTGATAAGACGAAGAAGCGACAATAGCTAATGCAATTTTTTCGGGATCGAATTTTTTATCCATATGAGGTCTCCTTTCATAATACTCGGCATGGCAGTGCTTGTATTTCAAGTATAGGAGATTGAATGAAGAATGACAAGTTACTTAGTTATTTATTTCAGATAGCCGAAAGGAGGCATGAATTATGCCAAAAGTACTATTAACAAAAGCACAGGAACGACAGGAGCGTGCATCTAGGGTGCTGAAGATCAGCATCATGGACCAGCATACGGATCAGCAACAGTTATCCAAAAAGACGGGGATGCCGTATGGAACATTGAACAAACGGATTAACAAGCCAGAGACCTGTAAGCTGGAAGAGTTATGGAGAATTCTGGACGCATTGAACGTCCCAGCGGAAGAACGGGCAAAACTTTTAATGTGAGAGGGAGGTGATAACGATGCATCGAAGAAAACTGCGGAAATACCGGATCTTGAAAGACATCTGTGCAGTGGTCGGGGGAATTGCCGTACTGGTGATGGCCGGATCCGCTGACAGTTACAGCCAGAACATTATCTCAACGGCAGAGTTTTTGCTGTCGTTCGGGATCGCGCTGGATATGACGGTTGTAGCGTACATGTTGCATGGCTGTGTGAAAGACAGGGAGAAGCATTATCTCCAGATGCGGGAACTGCGCCGGAGACATCGGCTGCAGGGCATGAAAAAGAGTGCATAGGGACGGCAATCCCAGATATGCACTCGCTAAAATAACCAACTTTATTATGACAGATAAGAAAGGAAAAAGCAAATGGAGAAACAAAGAAAATATGAACTGACCAAAGAAGACCTGGAAACACTGATCTTCTTGGCAGCAAACAGAATATGCGACCAGAAGAAAACGAGTGAGGAGAAAGAGATAGAGATTTGTGGGTACGCGGCGGAGATTACAAGAGAACTAATAGACCATCTGACGGGTGAGAACCCTTTCGATCAGGATCAGATGGAGCTTGTAGATGCTGTTTTACATAAAAGTACAACTATCATAATCGGAATTCCAAGATGAAAAAGAATGGAAACGAAGAAAAAGAAATCCTTTGGATTGTCCGCTATGAAAACGGAGATATCGGGTGCCTGTATGGGACAAGGCAAGCGGCTGAGGAGTACGCACAGAGAGAAGCGGAAAAGAAAGGGACCGGATATTTCATTATCTGAGATAGGACAATCCGAACAGAAAGAAGAAATAGGAAATACAATACCCTCCCGGAGCCCGACAGCTCAAGGGAGGGTAAGCCATACATCTTAGACATACTCAGTATAGCATGTATGGCGGGAAAAGACAACGCAGGATTCCGGAGGGTACGGATCCGCATTTGAAACAGGGGGAAGCCAATCCCCTTTGAGACTCGATAAGGGTATTATTTCAAGGACAAGAAACCGGAGGAAAGAGGAGATGCCATACATCAAGACGACCTGCAAGGCGGGAAAGACAAAAGAGTATGAATTTTATTATTCATATCGATTTGACCAGAAAGGGGGGAGCCGGAAAAAGAAAGAGAACAGGACTCCAGAAGCACAGAGACAAGTCAACCGGAGGATGGCCGAAAAAAAACTCACCCGATTGATGAACGCCAACCTTTCCGGGGAGGATTATTACCTTACACTCAGCTACCGGAAAGAGAAGCGGCCGGATCGGGAGACATTGAACCGGGACATCCGAACACTTTTACGAAAACTGCGGAGGATCTACCGGAAACACGGAAAAGAACTGAAATACATATGGACGGCGGAAAAAGGGGAGAGGGGAGCTGCACACCTTCATATTGTTGTCAATGGGATCGATCATATATCACACATCATAAGAGATCTATGGGAAAAGGGATGGATCTGTATTAAGCCTTTGGATAAGAGCGGGCAGTACCGGAAACTGGCCGGGTATTTCATCAAGTATTCGGACAAGACCATGAAGACGGAGCAAGGATTCATCAACAAAAGATACTGTAGCAGTAAAAATCTTATCATTCCAGAACCGGAGAAAAAGAAGATCCGGGGACGGAACGCCTATAGCCATAAAATTGAGGTTCCGGCCGGATGGTACGTGGATAAGGAGAGCATCCGGGAGGCTTGGCACGAGATAACAGGGTATTTGTATTTTTCCTACACGCTGGTACAACTGCCGGACAACAAGGCAGACCGGGAACGGCAGAGGGAAGAATCTTATATCCTGAATCTGGAGACCGGAGAAGTGGAGATCACAGAAAGGAGGACCGACCGTGGAAAAAGCGCCAAGAATCACAAGAAGAACCTTGCGGAAACATCTGGAAGAGGTCACAGAAATCGCGTGGGAGCATGACGCGGAAGAGGCATATCGAATTGTAAAAGAAAAATGGGAGATTGGGAGCAGTAGGTCCTTCCGGGATTTCCTGAATAAAGAGCATATTACGACATATCAGAGAACGGCAGCGTAAACCATGACACTGGAAGACAAGGAAAGATTTTCCAGAGAGTGGAACAAAGCCATAGAGATGATAAAGGAGTGGAGGAGAAAGAAGTGAGAAATTACCGAGTCAAGGAACGAAAGACACCGGATGGCCGGATCCAGCTCACCGGATCGGAAGATGCGGAGCAGGAGAAGGTGGTATGCTGGGCCAAACTGATGAGCAACGCTTACCCGGACCTGGAATTGCTCTACCATGTGCCCAATGGGGGCAGCAGGAACAAAGCTGAGGCGTCCAAATTGAGACGGATGGGAGTGAGGGCAGGGGTGCCGGATTTGGTGCTCCCGGTTCCCCGCGCCGGATACGCCGGACTGTACATTGAACTAAAAGTCGGGGAGAACCGGCCAAGTAATAGCCAGAAAGACTGGCTGGAGAAATTGACGATCCAGGGCTATCAGGCGTTGGTCTGTTATGGTGGGAACGAGGCGATCCGTGCACTGCAACAGTATATAACAGCGTCAAAGACAGCTTTAGTGAAGCAGAATGAAGATTAAGATGGAGATACATTCAGAAATAGGGAAACCGATGAGAAGGAGAGGTGGATGGCATGGCAGGATTTGACGTAATAGAGACGCTGAATGGAAACAGCATCCAAGCGGCGGGAGCGCGGAAATGGTATCAGGAAACGAATTATGAAGATGCGAAAGAGATCATACGGGATGAGCTGGGAAATATTCGGAACTCCTTCGTCAAGGTAGGATACTTCCTGAGGAGGATCAAAGAGACAGAAGGATATCAAGAGGATGGATATGAAACAATCTGGGATTGTGCGAAAGACCAGTTTGGGATCACCAGGACGACCGCCAGCAGATGGATGGAGATTAACCGGCGTTTCTCCGAAGGAGGATACAGTCCATATCTTGCGGAAGAATATAAGGGGTATAACAAGAGCCAGCTACAGGAGATGCTGTACCTCACGGAAGAAAAGCTGGAAGAGGTGGATCCGGGAATGACCGCAATGGAAATCCGGGGCAGCAGGAAAGAGCAGGAAGAAAAAACACAGGAAAGTGCGGAAACGCACAGAGAAGAGTGCGAGGAAGAGGACAAGATACCAGGACAGATGAGGGAGGACGACTACCTGGAAGAATCAGAAGAAGTAGACACTACAGACATAGCGGACGAAAAAACGAGTGAGATTCAGAGGATAGTAGAGGAAGAGCGGCAGCGGCAAGACAGGGAGAACCCGGATCCGGGGCGGCAGGACACAAAAGAGAAAGCGTTGATCCGGGAACAGAAAACAGAAAGCATCCTGGACACCGCAACGAAAGAAGAGGATGAAACGTATGCAAGAAAGCTCCATGTATTGAAAATGCTGGAAAAGTATTACATTTATCTGAATGAAGAGGAGATAGAGATTCTCAAAGGTATGGTACAGGATTGCAAGAGAAGAAAACAGGAGTATGCGTTGGAAGACTGTGGAACAACGTCATAGGAAACAGAAAGGAGGGACAAAAAATGCGGATCGAGGGGGATCAGTGCCGGAGATGCGGGTCACTCCAGACAGAAGTCATAGATCGCAGATATCGGAAAAAAGTAGACAGAGTTATCCGGAGGCGGAAATGCCTGGAATGTGGATATAAGTGGAATACAGTGGAAGTCTATGCGGATGAATGGGAAAGGCTATCAGAAAAGGACGATAATTAACCAGAACAAACGAAAGGAGAACGAGTTGCGCGCATAATAACCGGTTTCTCCTGAGTGAATGATGACAGAAAAAGAGATTAGATTGGTAGAAGAGAATGTCCCGCTTGCGGGGTACGTTGCGAAACGCTGGGTGAAGCAAGCTGGGATAGAGTGGGAGGATGCCCTGTCGGCAGCGGAGTATGGGCTTGTCAAGGCGGCAATGAGCTTTGAAGAGGAGCGTGGCTTCTGTTTCAGCACTTATGTGGTACGTGTCATGGAGAATGAAATCCGGATGGAGCTGAGGAAGAGGAACAGACGAAAAAAAGTCGTGTATTTTGGGGATCCGGTCAGTGGGGCAGAAGGATTGACACTGGGAGACACGATTGCAGATACCAGGGACCATTTTGGGATGTCGGAAACAGTGCATGATCTGATCCGAAACAGAGATCTTACGGAGAAAGAGCGGGAAGCGGTACTGCTTCGGTTTCAGCATCCAGAGAAGACCCAAGAGGAATGTGGCCAGATGATTGGGATTGGACAGTCTGCGTTTTCGAAGTACTTGAACAGTGCAAGGCGGAAACTGAAAAGGGTTTAAACCAGAACAAACGAAAGAAGCCAGCCTCCGGCCGGGGAAAGGGTATGCCGGGATTATTGAATTATGAAAATTGGACTACATGATGCAGAAAAAGAACATTTCAAACACAAGACCTTCCCGAACTTGGCACTGATGAAGATATCCGCATACCACAAGGGAAAGGGCGATGACGTAGAGTGGTGGAATCCGCTGTATAGATACGACAGAGTATATAGCAGCAAGGTGTTTGACTTCACTCCGATTGATCCGTATCTGCCCGATGATGCAATCAGGGGAGGGACGGGATATAGGGATATTCCGATAGATAGAACACTACCGGATGAGGTTGATGGAATGTTCCCGGACTACAGTATCTATCCGAAATGTGATTATGCTGTTGGATACCTCACACGTGGATGTCCGAATCACTGTCGGTGGTGTGTGGTTCCACGCAAAGAAGGAAACATCAGACCCTACAGGGAATGGCAGGAGATTGTCAGAGATGACTCGGACAAGCTAGTGTTGATGGACAACAATATCCTTAGTTGCGACTATGGAATACAGCAGTTGGAGAGCCTGATCGGGTCTGGCTACCGGATTGATTTAAACCAAGGGATGGATGCAAGGCTGGTAGATCGAGAGATAGCACAGATCCTTTCAAAACTGACATGGATACGGCATATCCGGTTTTCCTGCGATCAGAAGAGCCAGATCGAGCCGATACAGAGAACAATAGATCTGCTAAAAGAGAATGGAGTAAAACCGTACCGTGTATTTATATATTTACTGGTTACTGAGGAGCTTCAGGATGCATCAGAGAGGGTAGAAGCACTTAAGAGGTATAAGGGGATCAATCTATATGCACAGCCTGAGAGAAATGAAAGACTTGGCGTGATTCCGAATAAGATGCAACTGGAATTTGCACAGCGGTATATCTACGGCGGGTGTTATCGGACGGAGACATGGGAAGAGTATTGTAACAGAAAACGATTTGTACCTTGATAATTGAATATTGATGGTTGGAAGGGTATAATATCATTATTCTACTTTGGGGGACGTGGTTATGAAAGATATAATATTATGGTGCAATGAGAATGAAGGTTTTATATCCGCAGTATTAAGTATAGTGACTATAATACTTAGTGGAGTAGCGGTATTCTTTACGTAGAAAATTGGTAAAATGCCATATAAGAAAAAGATGTCAGTGATACCATGTTATTATTCTGATGAACAAAAGGATATTATTCAGATTATGGTTGTGAATTATGGGGTTGTCCCATTGGTTATCAGTACTATTACCATTGAAGATGAAACAGGATTAACAGTAGGAGGAGTATTAAGTACTAAACCTATTGTAATAGAACCTTCAAAATGTTTTATGGAAGATGTGGAAATTACTGATGAGAATAGGATTATTTCCAATAACGCAATAAACTTGAATAATCATATTAAAATATGTATATGGGAATATGATGATACTAAAACGTGTTTTAAAAAAGGATTTCCTGTGGGGTAATTTTTGCCAACCATCAATATTCGGTGGTTGGTTTTTTGTTGCCCGAAAATGGGTGAATGTAGGAATTTTGCATGTTTTTAAAAATTGGCTTGGTCTTGAATACTTTGATTGGGTAAATGAATATAAAGGAGGATTGACATGACAGCAAGTGAAACACTTTTGTTAGATTATATTATGCGCTACACCTATTCATGTCCGATAAAAGATGATACGGATATCAATTTTTAAAAAAGAGTGTGTCGGATTCAAAGAATTAGGATGCCGGGATTGTATTATGAAGCATTTAGAGGAGTTAAGATGATATGCAAGAACTAGAGAAGATTCTGGAAGAGATGAAGAAAATTAAAGATGGGAACAGGAAAGAAAACTTATACGCAAAGTATCCACCAAAGGACGAGCAAGGAAAAATCCTCAACGGGTATTCGCAGGGATATGAAGATGGAACAGATAATTTTTACAATGTGATGGTAGATATCATCCACAAGCACATGGGAAATGACGGCTGGATTCCGGTGGAGGAGCGTTTGCCGGATAACAGAAGATCAAATTATGAAGTGACATTTATAAACGAGTGTGGATATGAGGAACATGGTTTTTCACAATGGTATGACGGAGAGTTTCATATTCCTGCTGTTGTGATAGCGTGGAGAGAGCATCTAAAGCCATACCGCCCGGAAAGGAGCGAGGAAGAATGATGGAGAAATTGATAAGAAACGAAAACGAGGCTATTGAAGCGATAAAAGCAAATATGCCAACAAGTGGGTATCAGATGTTGAGAGAGTCGCTTGATATGGCAATCAAAGCCCTCGAAGAAATCCAGCAGTACCGGGAAATCGGAACGGTGGAAGAGTGCCGGAAGGCGAGAGAGAAGCTACCTGTTGCAGAAGAAGCGATAAGGAAACTCCTATGCAGTGAATACGGCTCATCTTGTCAATTTTGTATACATGATAGTGACGAGGACGCCGTGTGCTGTAATATAGGCGGCAGTGGTAGCTGGTGCTGCAAAAATGCAAAATGGAACGGTAGATTGGAGTGAGGAAGAATGAGACTGATTGACGCTGATGAACTGATAAAGGACAGAGTAGAAAATGACCCTGTGAGAATCGCGGCTATGTGTGCGCCGACTGAATATGATGTGGAAGCAGTTTCCAAGGCGTTGAAAAACGAGATGGAATTTCCGGATAATCATTATCCAGAGTGGCGAACGAAGTTTTTAGAAAAGTTTGATAGGAGAATGTAAATACAGGAGGACTAAAAATGAAAATAAAAGCTCAGGACGGAAACATTTATGAAGCAAGAAACTTAGAAATGGACGTGTGTGTTTTAAAGTGTAATGACATCAAAGACAGGAGAAAAAAACATAAACTTGGTAAATACAAAAGCCTTGATAGAGCAAGGGAAGTGTTTTCAGAAATAGCATGTTGCAAAGAAAATTATTTTGAAATGCCGGAGGAATAAAATATGGATTTGTGCATTCTTTGATTCGAAAGGAGAATAAAAATGCAGGAACTAGAGAAGATTCTGGAAGAAATAGAACATCTTGAAAAAATACAGTTTTCAAGTTATACGAAACCGCTTATTACGATAGAAGATGTTGAAAAAATCATCCGCAAGCACATGAATGATAAAAGTGAAACTTACGCGTTTGACTTTGCAAACACTGAAGCGTTTGATTGTCCGTGCGGACGTCATTATGTACATTTAGCAATACCTCCTAAATTAGAGTTCTGTGAAAAATGTAAAGAGAAAGTTAGAAATAATAGAACTGATATATGTCCTAAATGTAGAAAAAAATTATACGAATATGAGAAAAAATATAATTGTGTTGTAGATATAGGGATGAATGGGTGTGATGGGGCGCGCGGGGAGAAATACATCCTACCGCACGGAGAAAGGAGAAGAAATTGAAACGAAACAGAATGGAGCACGAAAAGAAGATTGATACAGCGAATCACTATGACTGCCTGGAGACAGATGTGCGGGAAGATGCCAGGAAGAACTTCAAACGTCAGCCGTATAAGTCGGTTGATGTGGCGAAGTACATAGCGAAGAAGTTTGGGATTGGAGGTGAAGGCAATGGACAAGAAGATTCTTGAAGACTACATAGATGCCTGCGAGTTTATCAAGGAGACAGAAGCAGAGATCAAGAAGCTGGAGAAGAAAAAGAGGTTTGTTCAGGACAAGGTTCGGGGGAGTAATCCAGACTGGCCGTACGAAGAGCGGTCTTTTAGCCTGGGCGGATCGGTTGAGACGGCAGCAGATGCCTTTACGCTGGCAAGAGAGAAGAGGATCCTGGAGGAGCAGAGGAAGGTAGCTTCGGATCTGAAGCTTGGAGTGGAAGAGTGGATGAAGGAGATCCCCTTTCGGATGCAGCGGATCATCCGGTACAAGATATTCAGTGGACTGAGTTGGGAGGAAACGGCGACGCTAATGAAATGCAAGGGTGGCGGAGAGACAATTCGAAAAGAAGTACAGAGATTTTTGAAGAAAAATTGAAAGTTGTCCGTTTTGTCCCGGATTGTCCGGTTTTAAAATGCTATAGTATATGCTGAAAGAAGTGGATGACGTAATGTCTATGCGTTTCTCCAACTCATACTTATCGAAAAACTGAGAAAGACGCTTTGCATGGCAGAGCGTCTTTTGTTGCATAGTGGCATAAAATAGGATATTATAAAAGTAAATCAATTAAGTATGAGAGTGGGAATGACGATGGAAGAAAATTTGGAATATATGCTGGGTAGTTTAGATAATTATACGAATCAGGTTATTAACAGATTGGTAAAGAATTTAGTTACCAATGGAGTGGCAACAGAAAAAGAAGCGGAACAAGGTGAAAAAGTATATATTGGAGACAAATTATCAAAAAAGCAAGGTTTACGACATTGTCTTTCGATAAGCAGTTTGGCAGTTCAAAGTGTTGAAAAATGGGAGTTTGAAAAGAATTACAAATATTCCTTTTTTTTGACTCAAGAAAATTTTAGTGAAAAAAAATTAAAAAAACTTATAGAAAATGAAAAAGTAAAGTTGTATGATGATTTAAAAGGATATGAACCTTTATATGTAGTGGCTGAAAGGCCAACTGTGAGATTTTATGAGGACAATTTATATTTAAAATTCCTAATAAAGTTGAAAGCAACTGATACTGAAGGGAATCAAAGCAAATGTAGATATCCGATTATTGTTATAATTTATTCAAAGAGTGATATAATCGAAGTAAGGTTTGATTCAATGGGCTCAATGTATTATCGAGACAAGTTTAGATATGTATATGAGACTATTGCGTGGTTAAGAAATAATTTGGAAACAAATATAAAACTATTAGATTTAAGGGATGTTGCGTATTTTATTAGGGAAAATGGTAAAGATAATAGAGTTGTATTAGCAGCTCAAGATATGAGAATGGCGAATGGTGGAAAAGCAACAGTTGATGTCGGGAATGATGACACAAATGTTTTACCTTTTATCGGAGAATTAAAGGTATTGTTAGAGGAGTATAAAGAAGAGTTTGATAAAGCACCCATTATAAAAGACGCTTTAGAAGAATTTATTTATAATAAAGAAAATTTATCAGATTTTCCTTGGATTAAATTTAGATTTGAAGATAGAGATATTGAAGTAAAGATTACTTTTGACTATGGAAAAAGAAAAATTTCATTGCTTCAACATTATCAGAGTCAATTAGTTAAGAATGTTGGAAAGGAGAGAATGGATTATGTTACCTCATACCTACTTAAAGTTAGAAACAATATTAAAGAACTCTCCGATAACAACGAAGGAAATAAATAGTTTTTTGGATTTATTCAAACATTATAAATTTAGACAATGGATATATCCAGGGGCTATCCATAGAGTTACAAAAATTAATATAGAAAAAGTTTACTTCATTTTAAATGAAGCTGAGAAGGCGGGTGTTGTTGAGTCATATTTTGAAATCATTTGTTCAGAATGCAATAAAAGTGTTGGAAGAGTATATAAAAGTCTTGATGAGATACCAGATGAATATATTTGTGATAATTGTGATGCTATAATTAAGGGAATAGAAAATGTTGTATTAATATATAGGATGTTAAATAATGAGCAAGTTTAATGAAGGGCTTACACTTGAAGAAATACTAAAAATGCTAGATAGACTTCCGGGAGATATGGAGTGTTTTAATAGACTTGGATATTTATCGCAAGACTATTATAAAGATTATAAAACGCACTATGAATTATTTGTGGAAGTTAATGAGAATGGAGATGATTATACAAAAGCTGATAAGGGAAAAGCTTTAGAAAATCTAGTACAGTTATTATTTAAAGCTACTGGTAGTTATTATGAAGTATATGCTAATGTGAGAAATGGATCTAACGAAATTGACTTAATTTTAAAGTTATCTGACAAAGGGGTTACATTACATAAACTGTTAAATGAGAAGTATGATAAAATAATCGGAGAATGTAAGGACTATAAAAAAGCAGTAACGGTTACTTACATAGGAAAATTTTATAGCTTAATGGAAACAACAAATTGTAATTTTGGAATAATGTTTTCATATCATGGAATTTCTGGACAGAGTTGGGGTGGAGGAAGGGGTTTGATTAAAAAGCTATATCTGTTGTCTAATAGAAATCAATTTCGTACATATATACTTGATTTTAATAAAAATGATTTTGAAGAAATTCTTAAAGGAGAGAGCCTATTTAAGATGCTGGATAAGAAGTGCTTTGAGTTAGAGACAGGTGTTGATTGTCTGGAATATATAAGAAAGCATCCCAATGAAGATAAAATAAAAGCGATCGTAATTTAAGGCACCCTCCGGGGTGCTTTTCTCGTACAATAATAAACCAGAATTGAAGGTGGTGAAGTTGTAAAGAAACAAAGTAATATGATTCTGTGTTTATTCATACATAAATTTTAATATAAGGGGGAAAAGACGCATTTTGTTGAAGAACAGAACAAAATATGTTATAATAAACAATATCAAAGCTATTGTGTTGAGGAGTAGGTATGAGTGAAGAAATGAAAGCGTCTATTTTTTCTTTTATAAACATTATTGCAATAGGAATTGTTATTTCTGCAGCAACAAATCCAGTTGATGGAGTAATTGTTGCACTTATAATTATACTTTTAGTTTGTTTGCTTGCATGTTCACCATATGGAGGAATTTTAGCTAGGCTTTATATGAAAAGTAAAGGGCAACATTTAGCCGAAGGGAAGCAAGCTTTTTCCGAAAAATTATGGATTTTAAGTTTTGCCGCATATATGATAATTGCAAAAATCATAGGAATTATTATGGCAATAGTAATGTTTATTGGAAAGTTTATTATTGCTTTTTGTATCTGTATAGCTACAGGAAAATTGATAAACGGTGGATTAGTTGATTTTTGGGCCTCAAAGCAATATGCAAATGTTATCGTTGAAGTATATACGATTTGTACATCAATAACTGATAAGATACTTGAATTTATAATGCGAACAGAAGCTCAAGTTATAGGAATTCGGTATAGCGAATAAAAAAGCAGTAATAGAGAGCATCCGGGAAACCGGATGCTTTTTGAATGGGGGTGAGATATGAGACAGTTGAAAAATTTCTATAAATTAAAACAATGGGAGAAGAAAAGGGAACAGATACTTAGACGGGATCATTTTCAATGTCAGGAGGCAAAAAGGTATGGAAAGTATATGGAAGCAGTGATAGTACATCACATCTATCCATTAGAAGAGTATCCAGAACTTGCATTGAAGAGCTGGAATTTGATTAGCCTGTCGAAAGAATATCATAATCAGATGTATGACAGGAAGACAAATAAAATCACAGATGTTGGTGCGTATTGGCAGAGAAAAAGAAAAAAAGATTTTGATAAATGGAAAGAAAGGCACCCCCCTCCCTTTGTGAAAAAAGAAATCGGTATTGGAGAAACGGGCTAGAGGACTTTTTCCAATAGCGGGAATATTTGAAAATATTTTTTCCGGAGGAAAGGAAGTGGACAAAATTGGCAAAAAGTACGCCCACAAGGGACAGTATAAAAAAGAGGACGATCAATTACATGAAAGAGCTGGGAACCTATAAAATACAGTATAATCAAGTGGTTGAGGTTTATTCCGATATGCTGTACCAGTATAATATTCTAAGTAAAAAATTTGAAGAAGAAGGGTTTGAGGCAACTATCGATACAGAAAAAAGTGGTGGAAAAAAATCGCCAATTTTGGCAAGCCTAGAGAACCTGCGAAAGGATATTGGAACCTATTCGGACCGTCTGATGTTAAATGCTAAAACATACAATGCGGAGATAGAACTGCCGAAAAAAGAGAAGTCAGTATTTGCGAGGCTCTTAGAAGGGCAAACATAATACATGGATTTAACTAATATTTCTTCACCGCATTTTCAGACGGCTGTGAAATACGCAAAGAACATTGTATCGAAGAAGATTCTGGCAAATAAGGACCGGATTCTTGCATGTAATAGATTTCTAAAAGATTTGGAAAGATCGGATTTGGATTTCAGGCAGGAGCAATTTGATTTTGTGATTGCTATGATTGAGGGGACGATACATCATGTTCAAGGAGAAGATAAGGAAGGCAACAGCTACAAAGGGAAACTGATGAAATTAACAGATTGGCAGAAATTTGTAATTGTTAATCTGTTTGGTTTCTTCCGTAAAGGGACAGAGATCCGGCGCTTTAATGAAGCGCTTATTTTTTTACCCAGAAAACAAGGAAAAACCTCATTTAGTGCAGCTTTGGCAGAAGCGAAGAGCATCCTCGACAGGCGATCTGGGGCAAAAACATATATTGTGGCGAATTCCGTAAAGCAAACATTAGAGAGTTTCAATTTCCTGGTTGATAATGTGTTGGGTTTGAAACCGGATGTAAGGAAACTGAGAATCCGGGATAATAATCAGGAACATTCCATCGCGGTCGATTTTGGAGACGGTACAGCGGATATTTTCGCTATTGCAAATCAGGAAGATAAGTTGGATTCATTGAACTGTAATTGTTTGATCCTGGATGAGCTTCATTCTTGGAAACGCGCCGGAGCAAAGAAATACACATTGATGAAAAACGCGATGAAAGCATATCGGAATAAATTGTTGATTGGAATATCGACCGCGGGAGATATTCCAGACGGATTTCTTGCGAATAGACTGGAAACATTACAAAAGGTGTTAAATGGAAGTATAACAGACAAGACATACGATTCCTATTTCATATTTATTTGTAAGGCGGATCAAGATGAGGAAGGCAATATATTAAATAGCAAAGGTAAGATCACAAGGATGGATGATCCGGAAGTTTTGCGGATGTGCACGCCATCAATCGGTGTAACGGTTACTCTGGAAGATTTGATTTCCGATGCGGAGCAGGCAATGAATGAACCACAGTTAAGAAACGAATATCTAAATAAAACGCTGAATATCTTCACGAACGCATTGAACGCCTATTTTGATATCAATGAATTTCGGGCTTCGGATAACCAGTATGAATGGACATTAGAAGAACTTGCCAAGCTTCCGATTAATTGGTATGGAGGAGCGGATCTGTCGAAATTGCATGATCTGACATCTGGTGCCCTGTATGGTTCTTATAAAGGTGTGGATATCTGTATTACACATGCGTTCTTTCCAAGAGCTGCGGCTGTGAGAAAAGCGGATGAAGATGGGATCCCACTTTTTGGATGGGAAGAAGATGAGTGGCTTACAATGAGCAATACAGCGACAGTACTTCCGGACGATATTGTAAATTGGTTTCTAACTATGAAGAAAAAAGGATTTCGCATCAAAAAAGTGGGATTTGATAAAAAATTCGGACGAGAATTTTTTCTGAAGATGAAGAAAGCAGGATTCAGAATTCAAGACCAGCCTCAATATTTTTATGTGAAATCCGAAGGATTTCGACACATAGAGGTGGCAGTTAAAAATAAGAAATTTTACTATGTACATTCCGAAGCATTTGAGTATTGTGTGCAGAATGTGCGAGCAATCGAAAAGACAGATGACATGATACAGTACGAAAAAGTGGATGGAGATGGCGGTGTTCGAAGAATAGATCTATTTGATGCCGGAGTTTTTTCATGTTGCCAATATCTTGAAGATCTGGCGCTTGGAAATGCGGCAAGCAAATGGCTGAATAGATAGCGGTAAAAAGAGGTGAGGGTATGTCAAAAAAAAAGAAGAAAAACAAGATTCGTTCTGATCCACAAAATGAGAGTAAAGTATTCGTTTATAAGGGCGCAACATTTTCAGATTTTATCTTGCCATCAGGATACGTCCGGCTGTCAGAGAATCCAGAAATCCGCGCGGCTTGCCAAAAAATAGCAGATTTAGTATCTGGGATGACTATTCACCTGATGGAGAATAAGGAGAGTGGAGACGTCAGAATCAAAAATGAGTTGTCAAGGAAAATAGATATCGAACCCTATTCTTTAATGACAAGAAAAGCATGGGTGTTTAATATTGTCTATTCTATGCTTCTCCCAGGTGATGGAAATGCGGTAGTGCTTCCGATTATGGAAAATGGACTGATTCGGGAATTAAAATCCCTTAGGCCGAATGGAGTTAGCTTTATGGAAGAAAACGGTGGTGATTCATATAAGATTCTATATGAAAACAGAGAATATGAGGCTGATGAAGTATTGCATTTTACGATCAATCCAGATCCAGAACGGCCGTGGAAGGGGACAGGATATCGTATACCGTTAAAAGACGTGGCGAATAACTTGAAACAGGCAAATGCGACAAAAAAGACATTTATGAGTGGGCAGTATATGCCAAGCGTTATTATAAAGGTGGATGCAAATACAGAGGAACTTGCGACCGAAGCAGGCAGGGCACAGGTAAAAAAGAAATATCTTGGAGAAGCCAAACCAGGTGAACCATGGGTGATTCCGGCTGAATTAATGGAAGTATCAGAAATAAAACCACTGTCCTTAAAGGATATCGCAATCAACGAATCGGTGGAGATAGACAAACGTACAGTAGCAGCATTGCTGGATGTACCAGCTTTTATTTTAGGAGTAGGGACATTCAATAAAGATGAGTACAACAACTTCATCAGGACCAGAATTAAAGCGATTGCGGATACTCTGCAGCAGACTTTGACGAAAGGACTGATATTAAATCCAAACTGGTATTTCAAGTGTAATTCAAAGAGCCTTTTAGCTTATGATACAAGAGAACTTGCTGAGATTGGTATGAATCTTTATATCCGTGGGATTTATACAGGAAATGATGTATTGAACTTGATTGGGGATTCGCCAAAGGAGGGGCTGGATGAACTGGTTATTCTGGAGAACTTTATTCCACAGGGAATGATAGGAGAGCAAAGTAAGTTGAAAGGTGGTGATGGAAAAAATGGAGGAACGTAATAAAAAAAGTCTGACAAGGACGGCGAAAACGGATTTCCAGACCAGGGATGAGAAAGAAGCCGGCAAGGTGATAGAAGGATATTTTGCTGTTTTTAATTCAGAAACAGAATTGTGGCCGGGAGCATATGAGGAGATTGCCCCAGACGCGTTTAATAATACACTTGGAAATGATATCCGGGCATTAGCTAATCATGATACTACATTGGTGTTAGGACGAAATAAATCTGGAACACTGAGGCTCGCAGTGGATTCACACGGCTTGTGGGGAGAAATCCATGTCAATGAAAAGGATTCTGACGCAATGAACCTTTACGAAAGGGTAAAACGTGGAGATGTGGATCAATGTTCGTTTGGATTTAACATCCTGAAAGAAGAAACCGACTGGCGTGAAGATGGGACAGTGAAGTGGAAAATTGAGGAAATCGATCTGCATGAAGTTTCCGTATGCACGTTCCCGGCCTATGAAGACACAGGAATACAGGCAAGGCATAAAGAGTTAGAACAACATAGAGAAAAACGTATGCAGCAGTGGAAACATGAACAGTTGAAGAAAATAGGGAGGTAAACAGATATGGCATTAAAACAGATTATGCTGGCGAAGAAAATCGAAGGAAAGGAAAGAGAGCTTGAGAACCTCCGGAATCTGACAAAACAGTTTGAAAAAAGAGAAAAGGAACTGGAGACCGCGATCAGCGAAGCAAAGACAGAAGAGGAGCAGAGAACAATCGAGGAAGAGATTGACAAATATACCAAGGAAAGAGAAGCTCATGACAATAAGGTAACTGAGGCGGAAAAAGAATTAGAAGGGTTGCGGGAGGAGGAAAACGAGTTGAATAGAGGAAAGCCGGGAAAGGGAGAAGGTCATAGAAATCTCGGGAGGGGAAGTGAAGAAGCGAAACTTGAGGAAGCGAGAGCGGGAATTAATGCTTATGTAAGATCCAGAGGACAGATGAGGGATGGATTTACGTCCGTAGATGGTGGAGCGTTGATTCCAGAAGAACTGCTGACTCCGCAGATGAAGCCGGAAGATGTGGTTGATCTCAGAAATTATGTAAAGATTGTGTCTGTAAATAGCGCGTCAGGAAAATATCCGGTGATTGCGAAGTCTGGAAGCACAATGAATACAGTAGCGGAACTGGCGGAAAATCCAGAACTCGCAAATCCGGAAATTGAAGAAATTGAGTATTCCGTACAGACAAGAAGAGGATATATTCCGATTTCTCAGGAAGTAATTGACGATGCAGATTATGATGTAACAGGTCTGATTAGGGAGGAGATCTCCTCACAAGCACGCAATACAACGAATAAGGATATTGCGGCTGTGTTAAAAAAGGCAACTGCGAAAGAGGTAATAGGGGTAGACGGGCTGAAGGATCTTGTCAATAAAGACATTAAAAAGGTATATGCAGTAGGGTTTTACATTTCCGCCTCTTTGTATGCGGAACTGGACAAGCTGAAAGATAAGAATGGAAGATACCTTCTTCAGGATTCGATCACGGCGGCAAGCGGAAAGCAGTTGCTTGGGCGACCGGTAATCGTTTTGGATGATGATATGATTGGAACAGAAGCGGGAAATCTAGTTGGATTTGTTGGAGATGCAAAAGCATTTTGTGCCTTTTTTGACCGGAAACGCACTAGTGTGGAGTGGATCGATAACCAGATTTATGGAAAGCTTTTAGCAGGGATTATTCGCTACGATGTAGAAAAAACAGATGAAGATGCGGGATTTTATATTACATATAAAAATAGTACGGAGGGAAACTGATAGACCCGTCAGTAGTTAGCGTTCCACCAGAGACAGATCAAATATATGGGAAACTGGTATCTGAGATGATTAGTAACACTGCCGTTCTGGTTGATGGCAGCGTTACAGGAACGTTGAAATACGTGACGGGCTATACTGGGTTTAACCAAGAAAAGGAGGAAGAACAGGAAGGGTATTTCTTCCCGTTTATGCTTGGAGGAAGCGGTACATCTATGACATTCAAAAAGAATGGAATGGTATCAAAGGAAGCAATTCCGTGGGAGAAAACGAACGTATTCAGAGTGACGCAAGAAGACACATTTACTGTATTGGTAGATGATAATGAAATCGTTACGTTTAACTTTAAAAAAGCCAAATTTGAGGAAGTGGAGGGAGCATAATGAAATATATCGTAATCAAAAAATTTCGTGATTTGAAGGACGAAGGACGCATTTATAATGTTGGTGATGAGTATAAAGGAAAAAAGACAAAAGCACGGATTGACGAATTGGCAACGGATAAGAACAGGATTGGAACCCCACTGATTAAAAAAGAAGAGTAATTTATGTGGTGGAGGAAAGAATGTTGAATGAAGAAATCATGCCATTATTAAAAGCGAGACTGGGAATTTCGACAGACGTAAGGGATAAGCTTCTGAAAGCATTGATTGATGGAATCATATCGGAATGTAAAAATACGTATGGGATTGAACTGGATGAGTGGCCGGAGCATATTATGTTTGTTTTGGATTGGGCTACATGGAAATACCAGCATCCGGAGGATGGAACGACACCAAGGAGTATCCAGTACCGACTCAAAAATATGATCATACAAAAGGAGTGCAGGAACGATGAATCTGACTTGGGATGAGGAAGTAATTCTGGTTGGAAATTCAGGCTTCATTGAGGATGAACTAGGGCAGCAGATACCACAAATAAGCGAAAGAACGGTGTCGTGTTGCAGACTTCCGGTATCAGGCGTCGAATTTTATAAGGCAGGTCAAAATGGAATTGAGATTTCAGAGATGCTTACGGTACACCCATATGAATATGGCGGAGAAAACATCGTTATTTTTCAAGGAAGAAAACTTCGGGTGCTTCGGGTATATCGGAAAAATCTGGAAGAATGTGAGCTTTCTTGTACGGAGAAAGTAGGTGATCGAGATGCCGAGAGAGGGGATTCGGCCAGAAAAACTTGCGTTTGAGATCGAAAAGCAGCTAAAAGAATACACCGATGAGATAAAAGAAACAGTCTGGGATATCGCGATGGATGTGTCAGAAGATGCGGTAAAGAGACTGAAAGAAGAAAGCCCTAAGGGAAGGCGGAGTGGGAAATATGCCAAAAGCTGGACCCGTACTACAGACCGAAATGGGATCATTATTCATGCTGGGAGAGGAGAGTATCGGCTGACCCATCTTCTAGAAAAGGGGCATGCATTGAAAAGAGGGGGAAGAAAAGTTGGGAAAAGTCCAGCATATCCACATATTGAAAAGGTGGAGAAAGAGTGTGTGGAACAGTATGTGGAGGAAATAGAAAGGAGATTAGGACAATGACATTGCCAGAGCTGAAAAAAGTGTTGAATACGCTGGGATTGCCGCTGGCATATCTGAAATGGGCTCCGGGCCAGGTACCGGAACTTCCCTACATACTGTATTATGCGGATGAGGATATCGGCTTCTATGCAGACGATGAAGTTTATAATGAGGGGTATGCGGTTACGATCGAAGTATACACAGAAGAGAAAAAGCTGGATTTGGAAGAACAGGTAAAGAAACTATTAAATGAAAACCATCTTGTTTATGAATCTTATGAGGATTATTTGGATTCAGAAGAGATGTTTTTAAAAGCTTATGAAATTAGAATTTAGGAGGAAATTATGCCAGGAGAAGCAAAGAATAAAGTTGAGTTTGGATTAAGAAATGTACATTATGCGGTAATTACAGAAGGGGACGACGGAGCCATTACTTACGGAACACCAACGAAAATTCCAGGTGCGGTGTCCATTACGATGGATAAAAGTGGAGATATGGTTCGATTTAAGGCAGATGATATTGACTATTATACGGCCCCGAATAATCAGGGATACGAAGGTACTTTGACAATCGCCAGGACGCCGGATGAATTTAGAAGCGATGTGCTTGGTGAGGAAAAGACAGATGGAGGTGTGATGATTGAGAGTGCCGATGCAAAAACAAAAAGAATCGCACTGCTCTTTGAGTTCCAAGGGGATGTAAAAGCCACAAGACATCTGTTGTATTATTGTTCTGTTGACAGACCCTCTATTTCAAGTACAACAAAAGACAGTGGGGATCCAAATACGACAGAACTTGCCATTGTAGCTAGTCCGCGGCCGGATAATAATCTTGTCAAAACGAAAACGACAGAGACTACCACAACACAAATTTATGATAACTGGTATAAAAAGGTATATGAGGAAGAGAGTGAAATAGAATCGGCGTAAAGAGGGAATGGGAGATGTTATTTTTGAAAGGAGTACGGAATGGAGAAAACGGTATATATTGATGAAAAACCAGTACGTCTTAAATCAACTGCGGCATTACCAAAAAGGTATAAGGCACAATTTAGAAGAGATTACTTTGCGGATTTGCTTAAAATTGCGAAAGTATTTGGTTCAGGGGCAAAAAAGAGAGCAGATTTACGCACAATCAGTTTTGACGATTTAAACCATTTTGATATGGATGTATTGTATGATATTGTTTGGACGATGGCGAAATAGGCAGATCGCACAATTCCAGATCCGATGGAATGGTTAGATGGATTTGAAACGTTTCCATTAAAGGAATTGCTCCCTGAAATCAAAGATCTGTTGGAAAATTCCATGCCACAAAGTAAAAAAAAATAAATGATCAGGACTCTTCTGGTGATGAAATGTTCACGGTAGAGTCCTTTTCTTATGTTTGTAAGCAGTGTGGTCTTACTACAGAAGAAATGGAGGAAATGACGATCGGAGATTGTTTGGATTTCATTCAGGAATTTGTGGATAATCAAAAGAAAACAGGGGAGACAAAAGAAAAAGTACGGAAAGCGACACAAAAAGATTTTGATAGCTTCTAAAGGGGTGAACTATGGCAACTAAAAAAATAAAGGGGATTACAATAAAGCTTGGAGCAGATACCAGTGCCATCGATAAAGCGCTTAAAGATATCAATCACACATCCGCTGGGTTAAATACAGAGTTGAAAGAAGTAAATAAACTGCTGAAATTCGACCCAAAGAATACAACACTGATCGCACAGAAACAAGAAATTCTTGCGGATGCGGTCGAAAACACGAAGAAGAAATTAGATGCGCTGAAGCAGGCTCAATCAGAAGTTGAAAAGCTTTTCAAATCCGGAGAAATTGGGATAAATGAATATCGGCAATTTCAAAGAACGTTGGAGGAAACAGAACAATCACTGAAATCTTATAAGCAGCAGCAGGGGAGATTAGAGCAAGAACAGAAAAAATTGGGGGAGAGTACAAAGCAACTCCATACTTTATTGGAAGCAACAGGAAAAAGCCTGGACGAGTTCCAAGATATTTTAGGATCCAAACTAACAAATGCATTGAAAAACGGCACAGCCAACAGTGATGAATTAACGGTAGCAATCAATAAAATCGGGAAAGCAGCCCTGGGATCGGATACAGATCTTGGGAAAATGCGTGACGCACTGAATCAGATTGATGAAGGATCGATCGGCGATGTGCGTAGAGCCTTGGAGGAGCTGTCCAGTCAATCAGAGAAAACGGAAGAAGATCTGAGCAAGATTGGAGAAGGTGTCGCAACTGGAAATCTCTTGGATGCGGCAGATCAGTTTTCCGAAGTTGGGGATAAGGTTCTTGATATAGGAAGCAAGGCTTTGGAAACGTCGCAGGATTTAGAAAATGCTTCAAAAAAAGTAAACGCATATTTCGGAGAAACAGGGGCGGCAGCGCAGGAAAATGCAGATATTATCAAAAGAGTGTATGAAAGTGGTGTAGGAGGCTCTCTCGAAACCGTGGCAGATGCGGTAATAGCTGTAAAGGAGAACCTGGAGGGCTTGGACAACGTAAGTCTTGAAAAAATTGTATCGCAGGCGGTCACACTGGAAGAAATCTATGGAATAGATATGAATGAATCTCTCCGTGGTATTAACGCTCTAATGGAGTATTTTGGACTGGACGCCCAAAAAGCAATGGATCTTCTTGTATCGGGGACACAGAATGGACTTGATAAGACAAACGAGCTGGGAGATAATCTGTCAGAATATTCCGGGAAATTTGCGGAAGCAGGATATTCGGCAGAGGAATACTTTCAGTTATTGGAGAATGGACTGGATGCGGGTGCTTACAATCTGGACAAGGTCAATGACGCAATCAACGAAGTGACGACAAGGATTGCGGATGGGACGATCGAAGACTCCATGTCTAAAATTGATGAAAAAACAGGGGAATTGGTAGAAGGAACGGGAGGATGGAGTAAGTCCGTCGAAGACGTGTTTAAAAAATGGCAGAATGGTGAAGCCACACAAAAACAAGTAATAGATGCAATTGTTCAAGATATTCAGAACACAGAAAATCAACAGGAGAAATTAAATAAATCGGCTCTTGCTTTTGGAACAATGGCGGAAGATGGAAGTACCAAATTTGTATCTGCCCTTACCACTGTAGGGGACAGCTATACAGATATAAGCGGGAAAGCTGCCCAGATGCAGAAAGAAACAACCACCTCCGCACAGGAGATGGAAAGTGCGGCCAGAAGAATCCAAGACGCTTTCGCTCCAATTGGTGGGGATCTGGTGGATATGCTAACACCGGCGCTGGAAGTCCTGGCAGAGTTAGCGGAGATGTTTTCCAGTCTGCCAGAACCAGTGCGAAATTTTGTCGAAATTTTTGGTGGGATTGCGGCGGTAGTCGCTGTGATTACACCGATTATAGGGGCAATTACTATATTGAATGGTGCGCTTGTAACTCTCGTGGGAATAGGATTGGCACCGGTATTGGGAATTGTCGCGGCGGTTTCAGCAGCGATTGTAGGAATTATAGCTGTCATAAAAAATTGGGGAGCTATTACAGATTGGTTGTCAGAAAAATGGGGATCGTTTAAAGAGTGGATTTCCGGACTTTGGGAAAGCATTGTAGAATCAGCATCTGAGACATGGGAAGGAATTAGGACATTTTTTTCCGACTTGTGGACAGGTATTTCAGATACCGCATCTGGAATTTGGACGGGAATGTCGAATACAGTAAGGAATATCTGGGAAGGGATTGTCACGTTTTTTCAAGAGGTATGGAATCGGATTTATAATGTAATTGCAGTACCATTAAACCTTATCAAGGGAATCATAGAAGGCGTTATGTATGCTATTTATGCGGTTATTTATACGGTTTGGGAAGTAGTTAGAATAACACTCCAAAATGTATGGAACGGAATCAGCAGTATGGCAGCAGCGATTTTTGTACCGATTGCACAGTTTTTCACAGGATTGTGGGAAGGAATATCTTCTACGGCCGCAAGTGTATGGGAAACAATCACGGGAACGTTGAGTGGCGTGTGGAATGGGATCAAAAGTACACTGGGAGGAATTTGGGACAGTATATATGGAAAAGCGAAGGACGCCTTTGGGAAGATATTTTCTTTTATCAAGGATGGTTTCCAGAATTTGAAAAATACGATTGGGGATATTGTGAAAGGAGTGGCAAATGCCATCATTTCACCAATTGGGAGCGCCGTGAATGGTGTGATTTCTGGAGTAAACTGGATCTTGGACAAGGTAGGATCAAAAAAACAGTTTGCCAAGTGGAAAGTGCCGAAGTTTGCAAGAGGGACAGGAGGACTGAAAGAAGATACGATTGGCGTTGTAAACGATCAAAAAGGAAGCATTTATAAAGAAATGATTGTACCTCCACATGAAGATCCGTTCATTCCGGAGGGCAGGGATGTTGTTTTGCCGATGGAAAAAGGAACGAAGATTCTTCCTGCGAAAGAGACCAAGTCATTTCTTGAAGAACTCCCGCACTTTGCGGATGGAATAGGAGAATGGTTTAATGGGGCCTGGTCAACAGTGAAAGATATCGCGGGAACTGTGTGGGATTATGTGACACATCCAGGGGATCTGGTAAAGACTGTAGTGAACAAATTTGTTAAATTTTCGGATGCTTTGGAGCCGGGATTATCTATCGCAAAAGGGGTTGTGAATACGGTTTTTGATTCTGTAACGGGGTTTGTAAAAAAATTATTTGAAACAGAAAGTCCGTCTGTAAAATATAATCCATCAGCGGGGGTGGAACAATGGAGAAGTTTGGCGGCAAAGGCTTTAAGGATGACAAATCAATACTCTGAGGCGAATCTAAATAGATTGTTGATGCAGATGCAAACAGAATCAGGTGGAAACCCGAACGCAATTAATAACTGGGATATCAACGCTAAAAGAGGGACACCCTCCAAAGGATTAATGCAGGTCATTGACCCTACATTTCGTGCAAATGCAATGCCGGGATATGATAAAAACATTTACGATCCACTTTCAAATATGTTGGCTGCTATCAGATACACTGTAAGAAGATACGGTAGTTTAGCGAGAGGATGGAAAGGACATGGGTATGAAAATGGAGTCGGGGAAATTAATCTCGAAAATCTGTTTTCTGTACCTGTACTTGATGTTTCCTGGTTCAAAGAGGGAGGAATTTTGACAAAACCGGCTGCTTTTCCGATGGGGAATGGAAGAATGGGCGTTGCCGGAGAGGGAAAGGAAGCAGAAGCGATTACGCCGATATCGAAGTTAAAAGATTATGTGAAAGATGCGGTTGGGGAAGTATTAAGTGATAAAGAATTTCATATTACGATACATCTGGAACAGAAGATTGATAAAAAAACCTTGGCGAGAGAGTTGATACCAATTTCAGTACCACTTACGAAGCAGTATCAGACGAGAAAAAATAGGTTAGGGGGTGTGAGAGAAAATGGGGCTTCTAAAAGCTATATTTAACGAAAAAGAATTACCGATTATGATCACCAAAGTCAATCGTAATATCACGCCATCCTTTACAAATGAAACGGTTTCCATTGGAAGTGCAAAAGGAGAAATTTTTCAATATAATGTGTACAAATCAAAACAGATTGAGATTTCATATCAAATCTATAATCGACGCGCGGAATATTTGGTGAATTTTAGAAGAGGTCTATCTGCTCTGATTTACACAGATGAGCCTAAAAAACTAATTTTCAGCGACGAACCTAATATTTACTACAATGCTATTTTGGATGGAGAGCAGACATTAGAGGAAGAAGAATATAAAAGCTCAGGGATTCTTCGATTTTTGATCCCGGACGGAGTAGCCCATTCAGTTGCTCAGAAAACCGCAGAGAATTATGGCAGTAATCAGATCACTCTGGAGAATAATGGGACAGAGTCGGTTCCTATCAACATCAAAGCCACCATGAAGTCAGATAACGGCTACATCGCGTTTACCCTGGGAGACCGGTTCTACCAGATCGGGA